CACATCACCTACTGTCTTTTCATCATCTTTATCCAAAACTTCATTCTTTGTCTTCTCTTTTTTAGAGATAGCAATTGCTGCTTGTTGAGCAGGAGACACAGCCTCTTCAACATCTTCATTTTGTCTTCTAAGAACAGCAGCAACCTTTGGATGATCAGACAATCCCTTCTTCATTTTTTCAATTGCTTTAACAGCACCTGTCATATTCCCACCAGCATATCTCTTATCTGATGCAATACCGATTGCCATTTTAATTTCTTTAGGTGAAAACCCCTCATCAAGTTCAAACTTGTTGACTTCGTTTAATAATTCTAACATTCTCATGTTCTTTACCCCTTCATCAAATCTGTTACTGACTTGGTGCTCCAAAATTTACAAGACCAATATCCTGCTGTGGTCTTATCCTTCTTTTGATCGCAATTGTGTCTTGCTCTAAATGCTTTTCTTCTTGCTGGGTCATCTCGTTTAATAGACATATTTGGATCACCAAACTCTACTTTGACCACATTACCTTTATCGTTACGGACATAAACCTTGTATTTCTTTACATCACCCCTTGTAGGATTATTTAGTTCTTTTCCGCTTTTATCATCTTTTTCTGTGACTTCGCCCCATTCATTTAAATCTTCACTTGCTCTTTTGATCTGATTAGGTGTTGGGGCTCCCTTATCACCTTTACTTCTCATCTTTTCACCAGAACCCTTTGCAATTCGTGCTTTCTTCTTTCTGATATTATCCCAAAGACTTTCACCTACAACTGATTCTCCACGAACCTGTTTTGCAAGATCAGCATCTGCTTTACCCCATGTACCAGAACTTTTAGTGACAAATGAATTAACTCTTGCAAATGCCCATTGTTGTGGAGTAGTTCCTGGCCTATGACCTGTTTTCCAAGCAGCCATTCCCCTATCATATACCTTCTTTAAAATACTATAAGGCATACCAGACTTTTCTGCTTTGTTTGCAAGACCTTCAATCTTTTCACTAATTACTGCTTCTTTCCTTGGTTTCTCACCACGTTCTTTTTTAGATATTGCAATTGCAGCCTGTTGTGCTGGAGATACTGCTTCATCTTTTTTAGAAAGGTATGCAGCAACTGCCATATCTTTACGTTTTTCTTTGGACTTACCTTTAAACTGTGGTGCATCAGACTTTGCGAAATCATCTATGTAATCACCAGCATCTGCATCTTTGTCTAGTACTTCCATACTAACTTTTTTATCTACATTTATTCTTAGAACTGCTAATTCTTTTTTAAGTTTATCTATCTCATTTCGGGGTATTGTTAAACCACTCTTTTGTAAGTCTCTCAAAGACAAACTAAGTTCACCAAACATCTGTTTAAATTTCTTGGTGTGAACAGATGGTTTTGTCTTTGCAGTTGCATCGCCTGGCGCAGGGCTTGATTTCTTTGCTTTAAAGTGTGCATCTCTTTTATCTTTAGTAGACTTTGCCATATCTCCAGCATAATACTTTGCTGGTTGCGTACCCTCTTTGTCCTCAACATCTTTATCTTGTTTTACTTCTCGTAATCTTGGTTCTCTACGATTATCAGATGGGTCTTCGTTCTTTAGATTGGTAGGGTCGTTATTCATAGGATCATTGTCTCTATGTCCTACATCCATACCATCTACTATCTTATTGCCCATAATTCTACGAGCTTTGTTTCTAGAAGACCGTCTTGCAATCTGTTCTGGTTGTCCTTGATAATTGTCGTATTCTTTTCTATAATCTCGTTCCACAATGTCATGTAACCAAGTCTTGTATACTTTACCATCTTCTGAAACAAATGTCAAGTAGTTTGTTCCTTTTCTTATAACTTTTCCTTCATTACCATTAGATTCGACTATATCACCAACATTCCATATTTTACCTGTAAGATACATATCTCTGAGTGTTTCAAAATCAGTCATTTCACCCATATTACGTTCTTCACGAATACCCATGTTTTTGCGAACATCATTGTAAAGTTGTAGTCCATCTTTAAAATCAGATGGTAGGCCAGTTTTGAATAAGTCAAAATCACCAGAAGAAGCAGATGCTCTCATCTTAGATGCAGACATACCTTCAACACCTTCTGCATCGGGATCACGTTGACCAGCAGAAATAACTTCAATGTTATCGAAACCATAGTAACCGTGTTTCTTACCTTCTACACCGTTATATTCATTAAGAAGTCTATCAAACTCTTGTACACGATCAGAACCAACAACCATTACGATTGCCTTGTGACCCTTTTTGTATAACTCGACTGCAACTTCGATTGCAGTTCTTGCTTTACTTACTGTGATGTTCCTTGCATACTTTGGAAACATCTTTCTCATATATGCAATTTTCTTTGCGTGAGGTAATGGATCTTTCTTTGGACTCTGAGAATGTGATGGATACACATACATGATAGAACCAGCGTTCTTGGACTGCTGTTTTGCAAGAGCCATTATAAGTTTTTCATGTCCAGTTGTTGGGGGATTAAAACGACCAAATGTAAATACTGCGGTATCTCCACGGGCCTCCATAATTTCTAAGAAACTACGCATTTGCTTTTGCCTCCTTCGCAGCCTTTACTTTTACAAGTTCTAAAGCTTTCATTTTGGGCATAATCTTTAATGCAATTTTTGCGATACTACCACCGTATTTTGTTGCAATAATTTGATCAGTTCTTAATCTTGCTGGTAAATCTAATTCATTATACTTTGGAAAGAATTTTTTGATTATTTTTTGTTTAGCCATTTTATGAGCTTTTAGTTTTAATTTTTCTGGAGGTGCGACTTTGAGTTTTGCTCGTGCAACTTTTGTTTTAAAAGAAGAAGACTGTGCTTGTCTACGCATACGAATAGCCATCTTTTTTCTTGCGGCTTTACTGATTACTTTGAACTCTGAAAGTTCAGAACCTAGTTCTCTAAAAGTCTTCATTTGTCCCATGCCTTTATTGCGGTGAAGTTGTTAAAGGAAAATTCCATTCTATCCACTAACTTAACAGCACCACCACTTACTCTATCAATAGCAACATATCCTTCTGGATTAGTCACTTTAAACCCATTTGCGGTTTTGACAAAAGTATCTGTCAAACCCTTTACACTATTTAGTTTATTTACAATTTGCATTTTTGCATCAACTAGATAGTTTTGAAATGTAATAACTTGTATTAAGTTATTGGTGTGTTTATTTACTTCTCTTAAATATTCTTTTTGTATCTGTAAGTATTTATCTTTTCCTTTTACACTCTTTGCTTTGTCTATTTGTTTCTGTATAGACATTTCAACCCATTTTGAGTATCCCTGTGCGTGTGCTTTAGGATTCTTAATAGTTTCTCCAGCACGAACCTTACTATTATTATACGTCTTGAGTGATGCACCAGCTAATGCACCTGTCATACTATTCTGTAGATTAAGAAACTTCTTCAACATTACAGAATTGATTTTCTTGAAAGTAGAACCAGTATTGGATAATGCTTTAGTTACTGATGCAGTTTCATTTGCAGTCATTGTTGCACTACCAGAGGTATCTTTGTAAGTAGCATCGTCCATCCATACACTAGATACTTTTCTTAAACTAGAAATGTCTGCACCGAATGAAGCTTTCATGTCTTGTAATGCACTACCAGTATATGTAGTGTGCCAAACAATACCAATCTTTGATTTATTAATTGTACTTCCTAATACACTGTCAACAGATACAGCATAAACAATAGTGTTAGGCTGAAAAGTATAATACTTAGTACCTTCGATAGTTTCCGTTGATACATCATCGGTAAACATAAGATCACCTTGTAGTACACCCTTGATACCAAGTTTAGAAAGCTCTTCAAGAGCAACTTTAAACTTTGAATTAAGAGTTCCAGAAAGGTCATCGTCAATCTCCTGTGTTGTTTTATATAGTTTTGGGTTTACATTAAATACTGATTTCTTCGCAACAAAGAACTTACCATCTTCTGGATCTATGCCAGCAAAGATTGCTGGAGCTCCATCCCACTTGACAGTCATGTTGATTGAAGACCGAGCATTACCAGCAAGCATATCTCTTAGTGAACGTAGGAAGTTGATTGCAGCTCTACCACCATCAACTCCATAGTTGAGAATTTCATCTTCCAGATGCTCTAGGTGTAAATTCTTACCACCTTTGTCTTCGTCTAGTTGTGTAAATGATATCATAGTGGAAATGCCCCGCCCCCAGATACTTTTACCTGTGGAACAAATCCAAGAAATTTTAATAGAGCAGATAACATTCTTGACCCTAAAGACTTTATAAAATTGAAAGCTTCTTTTAGTCGTTTTACAATTGAGTTATATACTTTTTGAATCTTTGATGCAACATTTTTAGCAACGACTGATGCTTTACCTTTAATTTTTTGAAACAAAGAAAATTCATCTAATTGCATATGTTGTTCTGTTAAAACTACACCCCCAGCTTCTAGTTCTTCAAATATAATATCTTTAAAAGATTTTTCTTCTAGTATATCTTTTTTTGCTATTTTTCTAGACCTCAATGCCAAAAATGGTTTTGACGCACCACCCCCAGTTTTAAATGAAACAAAAAACGAATTACCTTTTGCTATAGTTTTACCCGCACCAGATGGACTATTTAATTTTAATGTATTTTCAATTGAACCACTATCTTTAAATGTAACAATAACATTAGCTGCAGCGTCTGGTGTAGGTTCAAATTTAATATTGCCTGTAGCTGCCTCAAAACAAAAGTGAGATTTAAAATCTAAAGATTGAAATATAGTATTTAAACTAGAATTTAATTCATTAGTATTTGTATTCAATACTGAAAGTTCTGCAGCCGATTTAGTATCCTTATCACTAAGTTTTTTACCACTTGCAATTCTTTTTTCTAAATCAGTAATAGTTCCCTTTTCTGTCATCCTGCCCATTTTGTTTTCAATTTCATCTATTACTTGAAATATCTGTTTATTGTTTGATTTAGAAAATGTTTCCATAGCTGCTTCAAATGTTGATATTGTCTCAGCTTGACCACCAGACATTAGCTGAGAACCACCAGATTTTTTAAGAGAAATCTTATATTTTCTACCAGACATTATATCTGTTTTAGGTGTTTTATTTTTAC